TTACAGGAGTTATTGACAGCTAAAAAGAAATAGGTGATATGAGCGATCAATATTTAGGAAACGCTCTTTTAAAGAGAGCAGACGTTCAACATAATTATACAAAAAAAGAAATTGACGAATATGTAAAATGTCGCGATGATATTGTATATTTTTTAGAATATTATATGAAGATCGTCCACGTTGATGAAGGTTTAATTCCTTTCAGTCTTTATCCTTTCCAAAAAGAGTTAATAAAAACTATATCTGAAAATAGAAATGTAATTGTAAAGACTGGTAGACAGGTTGGTAAATCAACCACTACATTAGGGTGGTTATTGCATTATGTTCTTTTTAATCAATCTAAGACAGTTGGAATACTTGCTAATAAAGCTGCAACAGCAAGAGAATTATTAAGTCGTATACAAATAGCATATCAACACCTTCCTAAGTTTCTTCAACAAGGACTTAAGGAATGGAATAAAGGTTCATTAGAACTTGAGAATGGAAGTAAGATTATAGCTTCGTCTACATCTTCCAGTGCTATTCGTGGGTTTTCGTTTTCTTGTATTTTATTAGATGAATTTGCTCATGTTCAACGACATATTGCAGAGGAGTTTATTCGTTCTGTTTATCCAACAATTTCATCTGGTCAAGAAACAAAAGTTATTATTGTGTCTACCCCAAATGGGTTTAATATGTTTTACAAGTATTGGAATGATGCAGAAGCAGGTACAAATGATTTTACTCCTTTTAAAGTTCATTGGTCTAATGTTCCTGGTAGAGATCAAGAATGGAGGAAACAGATTGAGTCAACTATTGGTGCCGATGCATTTCGTCAAGAGTATGAAGCAGAATTTTTAGGTTCTTCAAATACTCTTATATCTTATGAAAAATTACAAGAATTATCATATAGTAATCCAATACATAGAAAGCACGATGTAGACGTTTTTAGTGATGTTATTCCATCACATTCTTATGTAATGACAGTTGATGTTGCTCGTGGTCAAGGAATAGATTATTCAGCCTTTACCGTCTTTGATATTACAAAAATGCCATATAAAGCGGTGGCAAAATATAGAAGTAATCTAGTAGCCCCCCTAGTCTTTCCAAATATTATAAATATTATAGGTAAGAAGTATAATGATGCTTATATTCTTATTGAAGTAAACGATATTGGCTCACAAGTGTCCGATGTTCTCCATCACGATTTGGAATACGAAAATTTGTTTTCAACAGCGTGGTATGGTAGACACGGACAACAGCTGAGTGGTTTCGTTGGTGGTAAAAGGGATTCTCAATTTGGTGTAAGAACATCCAAACAAGTCAAAAAATTGGGTTGTTCTAATTTAAAAGCACTTATTGAGGATGATAAACTTTTAATACCAGACTATGATATGATTTCTGAATTGACAACATTTGTTTCAACTGGTGACACTTTTAGTGCAGAAGATGGAGCACATGATGATTTAGCTATGACATTAGTGTTATTTGGTTGGTTAGTAGATCAACAGTATTTCAAAGAATTAAGTAATCAAAATATTAGAGATAATCTTTATAAAAATCAATTGAGTGAAATTGAGGACTTAACTACCCCGTTTGGTATTATTAATAATGGTTTAAATCATCCAGAATATGAAGTAGATTCTGAAGGAACACTTTGGACAAATGTAAAATAACATATAATGTGTTTGATGAATAATAAATTTTTGTTAATATAAAAAATGTAATTACTTGTAAAGGAGAAAACAAATGGCATTTCAAGTTAGTCCAGGAATTAATGTAAGTGAAATTGATCTCACTACAGTAGTCCCTAATGTTGCCACATCTATCGGTGCGATAGCAGGTGGTTTTAATTGGGGACCTGTAATGGAAAGAACATCCATTACAAACGAAAATGATCTAGTAAAGGTCTTTGGTAAGCCAGATGATATTACGTCGCCGTGGTTTCACACAGCAGCAAATTATCTTTCTTATTCAAACAATTTAATAGTAGTTAGAAATGTTTTAACTGCTGCTAAAAATTCTGTTGTAGGAAATAATGATACTGTTACTCCAACTGATATTGATGTTAATAATGCTACGCATTATGATGAAGTATATGGAGCTATGAGCAATCAATTATTTGTTGCAAAATATCCTGGTAAATTAGGAAATAGTATAAAAGTTCTCGCCATTGATTCTCATGGATGGGGAGCAACACTTACTGGTGATTTATTGGCACAACAGAAACTATTTAAAGCAAACTTTGATGCTACTGCTCCTGGTACATCTAGATCCATGAAAGCCGCAAACGGTGAAGCAGCAACAGCCGTTGGAACTGGTTTTGATGAGATGCATGTTTTAGTTATTGACGAAGATGGTCTTTGGACAGGAACACCAGGGTATATTTTAGAGAAACATGCTTATGTAAGTAAAGCTTCTGATGCAAAACGAATAGATGGTTCAAGTAATTATGTTGGAACTGTTTTACGAAACGAGTCAGCATATGTTTGGTTAGGTAAAGCCGATCAAGTAACAATAACTTCCACTGCTTCTGCTTCATATGTTGATTCTGGTTCGCCTATGGCTGGAAATGCTTTTAAACAAATCAATGGTGTTGGTTATGAAATTATTGGTGGTTCGTTAGTACAGGGTGCTGACGGGAATGAGTTACAAGACGCCGAATTGGAAGCTGGTTATGCCCTTTATGTAAATCCAGAAGTAGTTGATGTTTCTCTAGTAATGGCAGGACCTGGTTCAAAAATTGTAGGGAAATGGATCGTAGATCATGTTTCTGAAACACGAAAAGATTGTGTTGCATTTGTTTCTCCAAGTAAGGGAAGTGTTGTTCAAAGAACATCTGGTCATATGGTTGAGTTAACTGATGATAGTACTGATCTTGGTTCTTCAAGTTATGCAGTTATGGATAGTGCTTGGAAATATCAGTATGACAGATACAATGATGTTTTCCGTTATGTTCCGATGAACGGTGATATGGCCGGCCTTTGTGCCAGAACTGATTTTACGAATGATGCATGGTGGTCTCCAGCAGGATTGACAAGAGGACAAATTAAAAATATTGTTCGACTTTCTTGGGAACCTACTAAAGCAGAACGTGATTCATTATATCAACTTGGTGTTAATCCATTGATTACTCAGACAGGCGCTGGTGTAGTTCTTTGGGGTGATAAGACAATGCAGACAGTTCCAAGTGCATTTGATCGAATCAATGTACGAAGATTGTTTATTGTTTTAGAAAAGGCAATTAGTATTGCTGCTAAAGCAATGTTGTTTGAGTTCAATGATGAGTTTACACGTTCACAATTTATTAACCTAGTAGAACCTTTTCTCCGTGAAGTTCAAGGTAGACGAGGTATTACTGACTTTAAGGTGGTGTGTGATAGTTCTAATAATACTGGTCAAGTTATTGATACGAACAATTTTGTTGGTGATATTTATGTTAAACCTTCACGTTCTATCAACTACATCCAGTTAAACTTTATTGCTGCCCGTTCTGATGTTTCTTTCTCAGAAATTGGTGGATAAATCTTATAAATATATACAAACTTAGAGGAGTAATAAAATGTCAACAATTTCAGATTTTAAAAATAACTTTAGGGGTGGGGTTCGACCCAATCTATATAAAGTTGTAGTTAATGCACCAATCATAGGACAGTTGGATTTGCAGTTTCTAGGAAAAGCAACACAAATTCCTGCATCTACAATTGGTAATATTGATGTTGCTTATCGTGGTCGTTTGTTAAAGGTTCCAGGAGATCGAAACTTTGAAGATTGGACTGTAACCGTTTTAAGTGATCCTGATTGGCAAGCAAGAACAGCTATGGAACAATGGATGAATAGTATTCAAAATCATTCACAAAATCGTAGTTCTGTTTCAGCTACTAATGTTTATGGAAACGCAAGTGTTTCACAATTGAATCGTGATGGTGGTATTTTGAGAACATATCGGTTACAAGATATCTATCCTACAACTTTGACTGCTATTGAATTGTCAATGGATGCAGACGGTGCACCTGAGGAGTTCGCAGTGACGTTTGCTGTTAATAACTTCACGGTTGACGGTCAAGGTCTTGACGGTACAGCTAGTGGTAGTGGAGTTGATATTTCACTCAGTGGTTCTATTAGTTTGGGTGGCGTTACAATTTCTGGAAGCATTTAAAGTTTTGAATAAGGGGGAGTTAATTCTCCCCCTTTCTTTTTATTATAAACAGGAGAGGTAATCTATGGCAGGTATTGAATTATTTGGTTTTGAAATAGCTAGGAAAAAAGTTAAGCCAACTTTTGTAACACCAGAAAATCTCGATGGATCAACACAAGTTGTTGAAGGTGGTGGAGTCTATGGTCATTACCTAGATACTGGTGTTGATGCTAAAGACGAAAATGTTTTAATTAAAAAGTATCGGGAGATGTCCATGTCACAAGAAGTTGATATGGCAATTTCTGATGTTGTCAATGAATCAGTTGTGCATGAAGATGGTCGATCATCTATTAATCTTTTTCTTGACCACACCAACCAAAGTAATACAATTAAAGAAAAAATTGTAGCTGAATTTAAACTCATTCTTCGATTATTAGATTTTAATAGAATTGGTTCTGATTTATTTCGTAAATGGTATGTTGATGGAAAAATATACCATCATATTATTATTAATAATAATAAACCAAAAGACGGTATACAAGAATTAGTACCTGTTGATGCTCTAGATATACAAAAAATAACAGAACTAAGAAAAGAAAAAGATCCCGTGACTAATGTAGAAATGGTCGTGGACAAAAAAGAATATTTTGTATATTCACCAAATAGTGTTGCAGGATCGACAGTTGACCAAGTTCAGGTTGCACCTGATGCGATCTCATATGTTCATTCTGGTATGGTGGACAATCAAAAACAAATTATTATAGGTTATCTATACAAGTCAATTAAACCTTATAATCAATTAAGGATGATTGAGGATTCT